CATAGTCTCGCAAAAGAAAGAGTCTAATCCTCTACCTAATAATAAATAAGTTAGATCAGATAAACGTCTGCCTTCTGACTTAGCGATTCTCTTTAAAATTGAGTAGTCTTTGTCAGGTAAATTAATTTCTAATTTTTGCATGATTTTGTGAAAAATAAAGTTTTTAAAATGGATAGGTTGTTGATTAAACAACAACCTGTAGCTTTTCAATAAAGGGACAAGTCTCCTTGGTTTCGTCATCGTAGACTCTGCCAGAATCGTATTCAAATCCCCATAGATCTTTAACATCTGTTAAATCATTAAGGGCGACACTTCCACCACCTGCATTGTCATCAACATACTTTTTGGTTGCTACATGATTTTCCTCTGTTGGCTGACTTTCAACAAAAACATTACTATCTGATATTAAAAGACCAGTAGACTTATCATTTACCTTAATAGGTTTCATATCCTTAGCAAGAGGATTATCTAGTTTTAGCTCGTTAGCCACTAGTCAGTACCCTCATAATCTTTCATCTTACTTCCAAACCTTTTAACAAATGCAACTGTCTCCAAATCTTCTACTCTCTTGTGTAACTTATTTAATTGCTCTTTTTCAAACAAGGGTGGATGAGAGTCCTTCTCCAATCTATCTAATCTCATAAAAATATTAGTCACCCACCCCTCGTTCTGAATTAAAGGAAAGATATTATTCTTTATCCAATTAATTATCACTCCTCAATCCTTTTATAAAACCTCTTACCATAGATCCGAATACATTATCAATTAAGTCTACAAACCATGGCTCGATAGTGCTATTCCACACACCTTTTGTTACTTTCCATTTACCTAGACCAAGTGTCATAACTTTGCCTATGCTTTCAAACGCTGTCTCTATCACTCCACAAATATGCTCATTTGGGACTTTCTTTAATACCCATAATACTACTGCTGATGCTCCACCACCAACTATCATTCCTGAATTACCTGATACTGCTCCTAGTAATGTATCTAACATATTGTCTCCTCTTTAATAATCTTTTTTGTTATTTAAAAATTTCTCTTTCAACCCATTTCCTGACATGGCTGCGAGAATCTCCACTATTGCTCTATAGCTAGCCTTTGAATCTTTTATGTCTAGCTGCATTTGCTTCTGGGAGTTTATTAACCCAATAACTATCTTTTCAAATCTTTCGTTAGCATCATCAAGGTCACGTTTTAAATCATTTTGTATCCAAGAGTTCTGCTTCCAAATAAAGTAGCCAAATGCTGCGCACATAGCCAAAGGCACTCCATACTGATCTAATATTGCAAAAATATCCATTAGTTTTCAATCAGTAATGTTTCTAGTCTTTTAAAGCCTTCATCTATCTTGGCTTCTATTTTACCTATATCGACTTTATTGTTATTCACTTCTCTACTTACTGTCTTTATAGCATTCTTGTTCTCAACTGAATCTGCTTCAATCACATCTATCCTGTGAGTTGTCGCTCCTTGAGTAAATATTATTGTGCTTCCTATTGTCACTATAGTGAGTAGCGTTCCCACAGATATTTTTTTATCTATCATCTATAAAACCTTATTTTTGGTGTGACTGTTGTAGTCCAGTAATTAGACGACAACTTCAAATATCGTTTTTTTCTGCACTCTTTTTTCTGACGATTTCGCATTGTATGCCTCCAAAGCTTTATCTATGTCATACCCTTTTCCATCTGTATGCTGAAGGTCAACCTTTATGCCATCCCTATTTCCGTTGCTATGAAATATGTAGCAGTTTTGGCTAGCTCTACCATTAAGATTAAGTGCTTTCTCTGCATAGTCGTTAGCACCTACTAAAGATGAGCTTCTTCCAAAGTTGTCTCCGACTCTTGCGCTGTGTACATGACCAAATATGACATAGTCAATCTTTATACCCTTGAGTGAGTATCTTCCAGCGATTTGGTTTACAGCAGTGTCTAGTTTACCTCTAACTGAACCATGACCATGAAGCATTAGTAGATTTTGTCCTGCGACATTAATCACTAATTCTGAGGGATCACCATGTATAAATTTAACACTTTTATTTCTAAATAAATACCTTAAACATTGAAATATTGTATAATCATAGTTATCTGTTGCTACAATGTCACTCCAACCCATTTCTTTATTCGCTCTACCCTCGTTACCTATAATAGATGCAACTGTAACATTAAAATCCTGGTTAAGGTCTATAATAGCTTGTTGAAGGATGTCCACTCCAAGAAATGTAGCCTTAGCTCTATTGGTAGCCTGATTTAGAAGTTCGTCAAGTCTTCTGTCACTATTCATCATATCGCCAGTCATCGCCAATACAACATTCGTAATATTCGCAGTCTTAAAGTACATCTTCGCTCTATTGACAAAATACCTGATCCTGGAGGAGGCGACTTCAAAATCATATTTATTGTTTTCCAAATCTACAAGTTCGTTAAAATGAACATCCGACAACTGAAGTACACCTACAGCTTTGTTATTAACCTTGAACTCATTTAAGGTTTTATGCAAATCGTTATTTTCAAAAAGCTTTATTAATTCTTTGCTGTACTCTTCTACAGCGTTTTCTATCCTAGCGTGTTCACGAAAGGATTTATTTAATATGCGATTTTTGTCCTGAGCCTTCTGTTTCTGCTTGGATAGCCTTACATTCTCTCGGACTATATCGTGGTCGGCATCCCATATAGGGTAGACCGTCTTGCAATGACAAGATTTACACTTATATCGCTGCCTGCCTTCTCTTGAAAATCCCTCTTTGGTCATTCCAATATTGTAGCAATTAGGACATATTAACTCTTTAGGGTTTATCATGCACCCCCTGGCTGATTATTGTGATTTTATAATTTCACTTAACTCTTTAGCCCTATTAGGACTGTCTGACCTTGCCCATTTACTATCGAGCATCTCCTCACTAGCCATCAAAAAGTTGTCATCTTTTATGTATTGTATTGTTTTTTTAAATTTTCGTACTCCAGAAAATCCAATCTGGAATATCATGTTGATAAGGACTTCTTTTACATTTTTAGGCTTATTCCAGAACCATTCGTTCCAATCATCGTTAGACTCTATGCTAACTAATATACCTCTTATTTTTTTATCTAAAATAAGATCAGCCACTTCCTTATCCATATATAAGTCTTTTATTGCAAAGCCATACCCAATGGTATCGTATCCATTGGGACATTTATAAACCTCAGGTTCGTAACCTTCGTGCTTTGCTATTTGGGTTTTAAGATTTTTAAAATCTTTCATTTCTAATATTCAATATGAAATATCAATGTTAATGAATCAGCAGCATAAGTTGGTGTTCCACTTGTTATTAGCCCTTGAACATATACAGAAGTTGAACCAGAAGCAGCTTGTAGTAGCATTGTTGTATTTGAATCTTCTGCTACGCCACTAGCTGGTAATACTTGGTGTATTTGAGAATTATCAATATGACCTGCTGTTGCTGCTTGGTCATCATCTAGTCTAGCGAAACCTAATACATTATTTGCAACTATATCGCCATCTGATATGTTTGCTGTAGCATTTATAGTTCCAAGTGCAGTATTGCCTTCTGAAAAAACAAAGTTTATATCGGCTGTTTGACTAACTGTATCAAGAACATACATACCTACTAACTTTGAACAACCACCTTTAGAGCCAACTGCTCCTGGTATCTCTGTAGCAGTAAACAAAACATCACCAGAAGCATAAGCATCGGTAGATAAAGTTGGCGTTACTCTTATTACTCTTTTAAAACTAGATACTAAAGGTGCGCCCATTACTTATCTCCTTTATCTTTTTTTACTTTTTTAACTTTTGGCTTTGCACCTACTTCTACCCATCCATGAGACTTTGCAGCTTCTACATCTGACTCTGCAAACATTTTAAAGCCTTTCCTGTTTTTAATTTCCATTTTAACCATAATTTCTCCTGAGATTAATACAAAGGGGGCAAAGCCCCCTTTGTTATTATTTAGAACTTAGCTATTAAGAAGCTGGACTAACTAAAGCGAAAACTTTTTTGTTTCCTGCTGTAGTACTACCAGTTACTAAACAACCATAAACACTATCTGCTACAAATCTTGTAGAAAGACTTGGTAGGTGATAGTCACTTTGCACTCTAGCTTTTAAACCAGAAGAGTAAGCTATGTGCATAGCATCTTTATGTATTAAGTATCCTAGCAGTTTTTCAGATTCATCTGAAACTCCATTAGCACTAAAGTTACCAACTGGAGATGAGGACTGAGCTGAAGTTGATGAACCTGCACCATAGTGCATAAAGTTATTTGAAACAACCACATCAACACCACCTAGCTGACCTGCAAATCCTGTGATAAATGGATTTTCTCTACCTGCAAGTCCAGTACCTTCATACTTAGCAAACTCTGCAAGCTTAAATAGGCTACCATAAGTTGCAGGAGTTAGAACCATAAAGTAATCTGCTGCATTACTGTCATTAGTGTATATTGCTTCAAGCATATTTGAAACACCAGCAGCAATAATATCTGTTGAATCGTGAGTAGTGTTAAGCTCAATAGTATTTCCTGCTTGACCACCATCAGCAGTTCCATCTGCATAGTTAAATGCAATAGACTCAAATACTTTAAGAGCTAAGTATTGATCTATTTTTTTAGCTAAAGCATATCCTAGCTTTGATGTATATAGATTCATTACATCAAACCCAGACTGTACTTGTGCTACATCAGTGATAGATATTGCACTGTGAATTGCTTGATTGATATCTAGCAAGTAAGCATCTTCAGCATCTGTTGATTTTGCAAATGCTAAATTAGTATCAACAAGCGTTTCAACTGCAACTGTTCCACCACCATAAGTATCGCTAGCAGTAAGCTCTGTTTGTCTTGGCAAGTGTATTCTATCTCCACCACCTGCAACTAAAGCAGACTGATCATTTGCCATAGCTCCAAACACAAGACTTTTTTCCATGTAGTCCATGATTGATGCACCCCATACCTCTGGGATAAATTCTTGTAAACCAGCAGTTGCCGAGTCGGTATCTTGCAAACCACCAGCAAGAGCGACATTGTTTGTGTTTGCTAGGTTCATAAGGTGATTACCTGCGTAACCATTCTGCGCCCAACCTTGTATATTATTTAATAATAAATTCATTTATTTTAACCTACCTTTGTTTTTACCTTCTTGATGCTTTAGCTTGAGCCTGTTGAGTATAAAATGCTCTTTTTTCTGCATCAGTCATTTCTGAATAAGGCTTACTAATAGTAGTCTCTTTAACCCTTCCAGGTATATGCTCTGCATTTGAAGGTTTTTGATTGTTAAATTTATTTACAAAAAGTCGAATTGTTCCGATATCCTTACCAGACAACTCTACTCTATCTTCTTCAGGTAGTTGCTCCAATAACGAGTTACGAGTTTCTGTCTCGAAAGTCTCGTACTTTTCTTTGAAGGGCGACAATGTATCTACCTTCTTTTGGAGTTCCTCAGCAAGTTCTTTGTATTTCTCTTGCTCTTTAAGCCCTCTAACCTTAGCAGTTTCTTTTTCTTTTTGAATTTCAGCTAGTTGCTTAGATAATTCTTGCTTAGAGTGCCTTTGTTTTTTTGCATTTTCTACCTCTTCGAAATAGAGCGCTTTATAATCTACATTGCTATCTGCTTGTGTAGACTGGGCATCTTGCCCTGCATTTTCTTCTAATCCCACTGGATTTACATTCACTTCTGACATCTGTCATACCTCCACATGTTGTGTTTTTTTTATTTTATAAATACAATATGTTGTATTTATCCTATTGCGTAACTTATATTACATTGGGTTATAAATGCAAACATTTAATAATAATCTATCAAATTTTAAAGAAAAATGGTTTGACTTTATGGATTACAAACCCCATAATGGTCAGGTCAAATTGCATTATCCAAGCAAAGAAGATGCAAGGTTTTTTGTCATGGTTTGTGGTCGTAGGTTTGGAAAATCTACAGCAGCAGCTATGGAAGCTACCTATTATGCTTCCCAGCCCAATAAGAGGGTGTGGCTTGTAGGTTTATCATACGACAAAGCAGACATTATGTTTAGAGAAGTTTGGAAGCGAATGGTAATCGGTAAGTCTAATGATATAGACAAAGCCTCGGAGAAAGAACGATACATACGCTTCAAATGGGGTAGCGTGGTAGAAGCCAAGTCAGCAGATAATCCTGATTCTTTAGTGGGAGCTGGTCTTGATCTACTTGTTATCGATGAGGCAGCTAAAGTAAAAAGAAAGATATGGGAGATGTACCTATCTCCTACTTTAGCAGATAAAAAGGACAGTAAATGTATTTTTATTACTACCCCAGAAGGATTTAATTGGATATACGACCTTTTCTTATTAGGTCAATCCGACAAATTGTGGGAATCGCATCAAGCTCCTAGCTGGGAGAATCAATATGCTTTTCCTGAAGGCATGGAAGATCCTTTTCTTATAGAGAGAAAAAGGAATATGTCTAAAGAAATGTTTGACCAGGAATTTGGTAGCGCCTTTACTTCTTTTGAAGGCAAAGTTTACCCATTTGATAGAAATAAAGATGTAGGAGATTATCCTTACAATCCTAATTTTCCTACTTACTGTTCTATTGACTTTGGATATAGAATGCCAGCAGTGGGCTGGTTTCAAATACATAGAATAAATGGAGAGTGGCACATAAATGTTATTGACGAAGTTATACACGAAAAGAATATTAAGACGGATGAGCTTATCAATATAATAAAATCAAAAAATTATGCAGTGAGACAATACTATGGAGACCCAGCAGGAATGCAAGCTCAAGGACAGTCTGGACTCGGAGATATAGAGATATTTAAAAGAAATGGAATTTATGTGCAATCAGTTAGAGATAAAACTTCAAGGAATATTGCTTCAGGTATTAGTCATGTTCGTGGATTTATTGAGAATGCCAACGACAATCGTTATTTGCACTTGGATCGTAAATGCGTGGGACTCGCTGAAGATTTGGAAAACTATCGCTATCCAGAAGCTGTTGAAAATAAACATTTAAAACCTGAGCCACTGAAAGATGGTAGACATGACCATGGATGTGATATGCTTAGGTATTTTTTTATAAACCAATTTCCTATCAAAAGAAATAAATTAATCATGAGGAATAGATAATGACTACTGTTGAAGATATTATACAAGAATCTATAAGAGAATATAAACTATCGCAAGCTCAAGCAAGGAGAAGAGAAATCTATAAATTGTTAGATTTTTATTCTGGGTGCGAGATTGAAAGATACATACAACCTTACTTTGATGCAGATGCGTTTAGAGAGATTCCTGTTTATAGTGCAAATTTCACTAAAAGGTTTATAAATAAAATGTCTAGGATTTACAATGTTGGGGCAAACAGAAATGTTGGTGAGTCTTATGATAATCTTACTGTTAAAAAAGATGCAAGAATGAAGCATATAGAAAAGATGACTAGGCTTCTTGGAACTGTAGCAACTCAGGTTATTTATCGAGATGATGTTGAGATGCCTCACTTTGACTATAGACCAGTGTATTACTTTGATGTACATATGGATGAAAACCCATTTGTGCCTACTGCAATTACTTATCCAATACTACACAATGTAAATGAAGTGTATGATACAAAAGAGCTAGAATATGCTTACTGGGACAGCAATATGTATGCGCAGTATGACGAGGAAGGAAATATCGTGCAAGAGTTCGAGCATGGTTACGGAGTCATTCCTTTTGTTTTTACACATAGAGAGAATCAGCTAGACTCTTTCTTTGTAGAGGGAGCTAATGATATTGTTGATTGTAATGAGCAGGTAAATATAACCATGACGGAACTCCAATTAGGGCTTCGATTCCAAATGTTTGGGCAGCCTTTTGTGACTGGAGTATATAGTGATAAAGGCATGAAGAGGACAGGATCTGATTCTATTCTTGACCTACCAGAGGGAGCGACATTTGGTATTGCTTCTCCAGGGGGTAATATTCAGTCTGTAATAGAAAGTGTTAAATTCCAGGTAGACCTTGTAGCACAAAACAATCACTTGTATGTGCAGTTTGCTCAAGATGGTGGCGAAGTTCCTTCAGGTATCGCTCTTAAGATAAAAGACCTAGAAAGATTTGAAGATTATCAAGACGATATAGAACTTTGGAGAATGTACGAGCATGAAATGTATCATGTAGAGCGAGCTATTGCTGGATATAACGGAATTAATCTTCCTGCTGAGCTTAAACTTGATTTTATAGAGCCTGAGTATCCTAAGTCTGTACAAGATCAAATATTAATAGAGAATCATGCGCTACAAAACAATCTAGCAACACAGCCACAATTACTTCAAAAGTACAATAAAGATTTATCTATAGAGGAGGCAAGAGAAATTGTCAGAGCAAACAAACAAGAAAATGAGCAACAATCAATCTTTGAGAGAATCCGTCAGCAAAATCAAAGAACTTAATAAAATAGATATTGAAATTGACGGAGATATTAGCGAAATTATAGCAGACCCAAAAGCTTGGGGCGAAGCTATGGCTAACAAAATCCTGCTTCAAAATGTTAATAGAATTATGAAAGCACGCAAACTAGGAGAAGAGTTTGGCAAAAAACTTATATAATGTAACTTTTAAGTCTGATTTTAGCTTTAGCAAACTTCATAATAAGATTGACAAGTTAATTGACGAGACTATGCAAAAAGAAGGTAATCTAGTCGCTAAAACTGCTAAAGACACTATAAATGAAGGTAAGCTCAAACCTCTTAGCGCAGCTACTAGGCGAAAGCGTTTGGATGGATATAGTGATTATATGGACAGTTCAAATCACAAGCCTGAGAGACAAACAGATATGACTCCACTTAGATATACAAGTAGGCTATTAAATTCATTTAAAGTCAAAGAGGATGGTGTTGAGCTTGTAGAGTATGGCTTAGAACATAACTTTGGTAGGGGTGAGCCTAAAAGAGAGTTTATATCATTCCCTGGGTCTCCTAAGCTTAAAAAAGAAGAGAAGAAAATAAGCGATAAGCTTATAGATAATATGAATAAGGCTATGAAGTAATGGCTGAACAATACGACAACCTAGAGGAGTTTTTAAATGCCGAAGAAATCGAAGAACAAGACGAACAAACCCTGCTGTGGGTTGCACTCGGACTCGCTTACGGAATTGATGTCCTTGCTACAAGAATTGAACGAGAGATTGCTGTTCTGCGAGGAAGTGGCATTGGAGATGCAGCAATTGTCCAAATCTTATCAGACGACTTACGAACCAACGGAAGAATCTTTGGAGAATTTCGCAATACCATTAAGCGAGGAATTGTGGGAGGAGTTATGCAAGGCTTTAGGATCGGACAAGATAATATTTATGGCGATAGCGTAATGATGCGCTGGGTTTCTGTTGGAAGCCCTAGAATATGTCCTGATTGCCAAAGCCGAGTCGGTCAAATCGATACCTGGCAAAACTGGGAAGCTGCTGGATTACCTGCGAGTGGTTTCTCGGTCTGTAAAGAAAACTGTTACTGCCAACTTATACCAGAAGATATAGAAATTGACGATAAAGTTATTGTTCAAGGTGTGGGTGGCGTAGAATCAACAAGATAACTACGGTCTCCACTTAATAGCATCCTTTTCTAGCTTTTTTAGCCTCTTTTCAAGTTTTTTAATCTTTTTATCTGCGTCATTAGGCTTTTCAACATACTCTAAAACCTTATCTAACTTAAATTGTTTAGCTAAAACCTTAATTACAGCGTTAATTATTAGTTTTTGTACCATTTTCACCTTCTTTTTTAATCTTTTCGTTTAAATCAATTAAATGTTTCTGGAAATCAGCACTATTACCTTCAAAGTCAACATAAGCGCCTAGAAGACGATTAAGATTGGCTACTTGAGCTGTTAAGAACTGTAATTGCTGATCTCTTTCTTTATTTGTTAGTTTTGGCATTTTTATTATCCTTTTTTAACTTAATTTTGTTTTTTATGCAATGTAAGCAATATCCTATAATACCCATGCCACCCATAAGTAAACTAGGGTGTGGCTCTCCACATAATCCTAATGCGTGCTTTATAAAATGTAAAATCGTATCCATAATTACCAAAGTGGTTGATTTTGCTTTTTCCACTGCGCTTTTTCTTTTTTCTGGCAGCAGGACTTACATTTACTAATATTCTTATAATAAAAGTCAATATCTCTTACTTTATTGCATCCATAACATAGTTTTCCACCATCTATAAATCTTTTTTGGTGTCTATTTTGAATACATGACGTTCTTCCACCTTTCATAGGGTCTAATTTACTCATTTTATCTTACCATATACCTTTTCGATGTATTTCCTAAGCTTTGCTTCGATTTTTTTTAGCTTTCCAGTATTTACGCCTATAGTACGCTTTAACAAAGTTATCTTTCTTCCTTTTCGGTCTTAATACTCTAGTTCCGTCATTTAACTTAACAAAATCTGCATCTGTCCAGTTACAAAGCAGTTGCTGGTTATTGTCTATCGTATTAGGGTGATTGCAAGTGTATATTTCCTCGATAGGTTGAAATAAAAGCAAGCCTATAAAGTAATATTTCACTTCTGTTCTCGTTCTTTAGCTCTTACAAGCTCTATCCATTCCTTTTTTTGTGCTTTGGTGGGTCTGCCAGCAGGTAATGGCTCTATACCTACAGCCTTAGCCCTTTGCTTCCACCTGTGCATCTTATTTCTATTCATTCTACGCTTAGAACTCTGCGCTGCTTGCTTAATAGTCTTAAACTCTGACTGTGTGCGCTTCTTTTGATCCTCAACCTTACGCTCTGGCAACGCTATATCTTGTATCTCTTCAATATCCTCTACTATATCTTGTACTTCTGCATCCATATACTCTACTTCTGCCTCTTCAGCCTTTAAGAACTTCTCAAAAGGACTGTCTATAGTAA